AGGAGAGAAAAAAAAAAGGAGGGGCGGGGGCAGCCCCCCGCCCTCTAAAAACAGCTCCACTCACGTGGCGTTTTTGTTCGTCTGTATTATTCTACAGAAAAGCAAGGCAGTGCGCAATGCACTATTGTTTTACAGGAATGTGTTATTGTTGCATCATTCCAGCGGATACAACTGGTTGATGGCTTTTATCACAAACGAATACGAGGACAACAGAACCTCATTTTTTTGGAAATACTCTTTCCGTTTCACCATCCGCTCATCAAAAAGCTGGTGGAGTTCATCGGCAAAGTGCTCCCGTGTTCGGGGAGAAGTTACGATTTTGTCGTAAACGAAAAGCAGCCCCACGAAGTCGTGAATAACAGGGTTCGACATCTTTTTTTCACGAGACGTTGCCTTGATGCCCGGAATCGTGCTTGCAAAATGGTTCAAGAACATGGAGGGCTTTATTTTCCTGGTGTAAGGTGCTCGCATACTGTTCAGCAGGCAGTTATTGTGGGCGGCTGCATTTCGCAAACAGCGAACCGCAAACAGACAACGGAATAGATCCTCGTTCTTTCCGCCTGTATTCTGATCGTATACCTCACAAAGCATTACAAGGTCACCAAAAGAAAGAACCTCAATCAGGTTCCAGACTGCATAACCCTCTTTTTCCAATTTCCGAATCAGGTCACGACACATAGAATTTTCTGATTTGGCGCTGATAGAGGCTTTGACCTCTGGATATACGCTGAAAAATCTATCTACGATTTCGTAGCCGTCCTCATCTGGATTCTCGCTGATTTCCCGAATCAGCATGACCTTAAGGTAATGCTCGAGATCCAAGGTGGCATGTAGGATCAGTCTGCGGAGGTGCATATCCAGGGTAGACAATTCCATTAGGTATGCAAAATCCAGGTTCAGATACTTTCCGGTCTTTGGATTGATCTCATAGTCCTTATCAAATGCCTTGACCTTGAAAAAGAAAGTACTATACGCCAAAAAGGATGCCGCCTGTTCTTCTGTGCACAGGGTAAAGGCGACACCTTTATTTTTGAGGTGTTCTACCTGCTGTTCGATTGTGAGCTTTGGCCTGCGAGGCAAAACCATTGCATCCGATAACTTGTTTCCTTGTACGTCCATATAAATTCACTTCCTCCGGTTCCTAATCACCCCACCCAGTACGTCCAACCCACGGCGCGGCCCTCGATCTGCACGTCTTCCAGCTGGGGCCGGGGCAAATTATCCTTGGGTGCCCTGCTTTGCCTTCTGCGCCTCTTCTCTTAACTTAATGGATTCGCGGTACTGTTCTGCCGGAGCAAGTTCCACAAACTCCACAGAACGGTCATAGTTTTCCTTGACAACCTTTTTGATTTCGTCCAGGGAAACACGGAAGAACTCTCGCCGCTGGTTTACAAAGTTGAGCTTGCGATCCGCAAAGGCATTGTGCAGTGCAGCTTCCAACCGAGGAGCATCATCCGAAAAAATCATAGCATGTACATCAAAGTCGAACGGAACCGAGGCATCGCCCAGCTCGTCCACACGATCCTGTGGATCAAGACGACGTGTCATACCGATTTTGTAAACGTTCTCGCCAAATGCGCCAATATTCGAGATCACATAAACATAACCGGCACGCTGATTAGCCTCACGATAATCAACATCTTTGAACTCTTTGTCAATCTTATCCAGCTGGGCCAACAGCTCAGCTTTCTTTTCTTCGATTGCTGCACGGTCGACCTCAGAAGCAGAAACCAACTGCGCATTGATACGATCCAGCGCATTCTGATAATGCTGCTGCTCTTTTTCCAATTTCTTGCGTTCCTCTTCGATTTCCTTGGCAAGCTTTGCCTCTTCACGCATTCTTGCTCGAGCTTCCTTCTGCTCTTCCTTCTCCTGCTGCTTTTTCTGGGCATATTCAAAAGCAAGATGAAGTTCCTCGATTTTTAAGCGGTAGTATTTCGGCTGGATGCTGACTTCCATAATGGTTCCCAGCTTGGAAATCGCTTCCCGAGAGGTAGTAATGCGCTTTTCGCTGGCTTCAATATTATTGTACTTGACGTGTTCAATTACGTCATCGCATTCGGAATTGAACGCACGAAGGAGAAGCTTCTGCATATCAGCGACCATCTTCTTGCCTTTGGATGCATTTCCATTGACTGTCCAGTTCATATTACCGCTGACAGCCGTTTTCGCCTTAATCATATCTTTCTGTTTGGCACGAATTTCCAACAGGTGCGCTTTATACTCGTCCGCATTCATAAAAGAGTACCGAGGAGTATAAAGGCCAAAGCTCTGCATCAGGACTTCTTCATTCGTCTCAATGAGCTGGTCTTTTGCCTGTTGAAGCTCTTCCAAAGCATCTTTCAACTCGCTGTTTCGGCTTTCAAGTTTTTCTTGGACACGAGCGAGTTCTTCACGCGAAGCTTTGATTTCACGATTGATGTCATCCAGTGTACGGCTTTCTGACGGCATAGCTTCACGAAGGTTCTGCATTTCAGCATTCAGTCGTGCAATTTCTTCTTTTTCTTTTTTTCCGAATAAAGACACTTTGGCTTCCTCCTGTTTTTATTCCGTTGTCTTTTCTACTTTTGAAAGATAAAGCTCATTTTCCTTTTTTCTAATATGAAAATAATAACAGTCTCCATGTCGGTTCTTAAAGTTCCAGCACACGACATCTGCTTTTCCAATGGTGCCATCTTTCAAATAGCTAACATGTCCAAAAATTTCTTTTCCACCATGTTCCATGATTCTCCAATGCTCCATTTGGTCTTGCAAATAAAAATGAAGAAGCAGTGGGTACTTAGGCTGTTTTCCTGTTGGTGTCGGTGGTGCTATTGCCAGCGTCGAATAGCTTCCTTCCCACGGGCGTTCCGTCTGAAAGCATGTTCCTACTCTATCAATTTGAAAAAGCGGAATACTGGAATCCTCAGAATTTCCTTGAGCTAAAAGAGGATTTAGCGACATCAAATCCTCCTGCGCTATTCCCCTGTTTTGACCGTCAAGAAGAAAGCCCTTTTGATTTCCCAGTTTGTATGCGCGCAAATTTGATAGTACATATTTTGTTTCAAAATCAACTTTTGGAGCAGCTATCTTAATCGTCTCCATAGCTTTTCCGTTTTTTATAATATCTGAGTAAGGGCCAAGAGAATCTATCATCTGGAAATCCTTATCTGTTAAGAAAGAGCTTGGTTCTATTTTAGATTCTGCCACTTCCACCGGTATCTTTTCGGCCACCTTCGTGGCCTTTTTCAACCAACTAAAAAAGCCCATGATGTGCCTCCTACTTCAGATATCCCGGCAGAGCCCAACGGCCTTGCCTTCGATGACAACGGCATTCATATCTTCCCGGCTGAGGATGATGCTGCTGAAAGCCGGATTCTCCGGCCGCAGTTCAATGAAGTTCTCGTGCAGATAGACATGCTTCAGGGTGGCCTCTTCCCCGATCCGCACAGCAGCGATCTCACCGTTCTCCACCTCTGGCTGGCTGCGAATCGCCACCAGATCACCATCGTGGATGCGGGGTTCCATGCTGTCGCCCTTGCAGGTCAGTGTAAAGGTGGAGTGCCAGCGGGAAGGCACGCACACCATTTGCTCGATGTTCTCTTCTGCTGTGATGGGCGTACCACAGGCGATCCGCCCTACAAGCGGCACCACATCCATGGCTGGCATCGGCTCAAAGCCCGGCGGAACGGTAGGTTCTCTGGATGCAGCTGGGGCGGGCTGCTCCTCCCAGCCCATCAGGTAGGCAGGGGTGGTTTCCAGCGCATCCGCAAATGCTGCAATCTTAGATTGCGGAATGTCTGCCTTTCCATTTTCAATTTTACTTATAGATGATTTATCCTTATAGCCCATCTTATGGGCCAGTTCTTCAACCGTTAAGCCAAGCTCCGTGCGGCGGCTTTTAATTCTGTCGTATAGAGTTGCCATAAAATCACCAACCTTCGCTCTTATCTTATCATATAGTGGAATGATATTCAAGTATTTTTTGCTTTTTTCTCAAAAAAGGTTGACTTTGTTTCCACTCAGTGATATCATACAGGAAGTGGAACGCAATTCCACTTGAGAGGAGGTGAAAACAATGACCGATACCACTACGCTTCGTTCTATCATTGCCAACTCCGGGCTGAAGTATAAAGCCATTGCGGAGATTATGGGCCTTACACCGTATTCTTTGCAGATGAAGATTGACAATGAAACCGAGTTTAAGGCGAGCGAAATCGACACTCTCGCCAACACTCTCGGCATGGACATGCAGCAGCGTGATGCCATCTTTTTTTGCAAGAAAAGTGGAATTTAATTACACTTTTCAGTTTTAGTTTAGGAGGTGAACAACGTGAATGACAACAAAAAGCCCAGCGAACGGCTGGAAATCAAAGAACTCCTCACCCACCAGTTACAGCTGGTGAGCAAGGAGTCCGAAGAAGCTCACGGGGAGACGTTGGCCGCACTGAGTTCTGCGGCTGCAGATCTGGCTCAAGCGGTGGCAGCGTGTAGCAGGCTGACGTGCGTATTTCCTTGCGGCTCAGAATCAGCACCGAAAGCACACATGCTGACTATCGATGAGATGCCGCATCATCCATTCAGCTTGTGAATTGGGCCAATCGGTAACTGGACGAGGTATTCAAATCTAGGATTGTCACTAATCTCACCAGACCAATAACGATAAGCGGCATCAAATATTCCCGATACATGAAGTCCTATGAACCAAGATGGCCCTGCGTAACAAAGAGAAAGACCACCACACAGTAATCTTGAATCAAATTTTGGTGTATCATCAGGCGCATCAATTTCAAAAATTTGTGTTTGCGGTTTTCTTCCCAGTTCTGGCCATTCTTCTAAATCGGATATTTCTTTTACAGCAAAAAGTGAGGTCATCCTGGAAGGCAGCGACGGAAAATAACATCTCCGAACCAATTCCGAAACCAATTCAATGATTTGGGCATCAGGGTGTTTTTTCACATTTTCAAACTCGCAAGCCGGAATCAATGGCGTTCCATCGGGAGTCCACCACAGTGGATTCGGCTTATGTTCAGTGCTTAGGTAACTTTGCCCGTGCTTTGAAACTCCGTTTTGAAAGTCTCTTGCAAAGTAAGATTTTTGGACTTCCTCAGTCAGGTTTTCTAACGACTGCAATTCAATCTTTTGTCCATCCTTAAGCGTTCCTAATCGGTCAATATGATACAGTTTCATAATTTCACCTTCCTTCTGCCCCAGTATACCGCAGAAGGGATGCAACCACAACAAGGAGGTGAATCACCATGAAGAAGCCTTATCTCAAAATCAGTCGTCTGGCAGAAGACCAGGATCTCAACCAGGGCGCACTTGCGGCCCTGATTGGGGTAAGCTCCAACACGATGACCGCACGGCTCAAGGGGACACAACCTTGGAGGAGTGACGAAATCGTCATCATCTGCAGAGCACTGCACATCCCACAAGAAAAAATCGGGGAGTATTTCTTCCCGGCAATCGCAAAGGAGGAAAAGACCGCATGAAACCTTACACCCTTGCATCCGAGCGGGCCGCAGCGCCCACTGGATGCGCGTACATCGCACCGCTGTTTTGGAACAAGTGGTTCCGTTGGGGCGGTAGTCAGGCATCTGGCTGCTACCAGCTGGGCGGACAAATCAAGGATGAAAGCCACACCGGGCTGCAGATTTTTGCTGATGGCGAATGGCACCCGGTCATCGGATGGGCATTGGACGACTGCAGACCCGCAGTCAATTGTCTTCAGGAGGTAGGAGCATGAATATCAGCCCGAACGCTCAGTTAAAAATCCAGCTGGGGAAGGATGGGAACCCCAAGATTTATGCCTGCGGTACAGAGATGGAACAGAAAGCCCTTTGCGCCGCTCTGATTGCCGGAATTTGCATAAATCAAAGAAATCCGGAAGCATTGCTCAGCATAGTGACTACTGCCGCAGACCTCATGGACAGAATGGAGGAATCCCCCAATGAAGATTAAATCCCGCGTCTGGTACTGGCTGGCTGCTGCCAGCGGTGCTGTAAGTCTGCTGTACGGCATGGGCATCGAGGGCGGTGCACAGCTGGGCAGCTCCATCTCTGACAGCCAGTTCGTCACGGCCCTGTGCCTGGTTCTGGCAGCGGTAGCGTTCCTGCGGCTGGGCGTTCTGTTCCATCT